GATTATGCAAATGGCCACTCTTCGAACGGAAGTAACAACACCCGTTATCGTACAGGGCTCGACACGTATGGAGGGTGGATTTACGATACGTGAGACGAAGAATGTTTTTTCGGATGAGAAGGTCATTCGTGACATAGAGGCATTTGTACAAAAAAATTTAGAAGGTCAAGAAGCGGCGCAAATAACTAAAGTATATCAAGATAAGAATAACTACCTCATATCTACCAACTCTAAATACTGTGAAAATCTTCAACGCTCACATGCATCGAATCATGTATGGTTTAGAATTGAGGGTCACACGATCGCCCAAAGATGTTTTTGTACATGTGAAACCATGCGTGGTAGACGGTTTGGATTTTGTAGGGATTTTTATGGACGAAAGCATCGTTTACCGGACCCTCTTTTCAAAGATCTGTACAAAGACGGGTACAAGGCGTCTCTGTACGACACGCCACAGCTGATGTGTCAGCCCTGTCCAGAAATAAAGAAAGAGGATACAGTAAAAGGTGTGAATATGCTACAGACGTTCATAAATAAAAATATGACGAGTACACCTTTAGTGGTAAAAAGTATAACTAAAAAGTCCAAATTTCAGCGTATAGTGTACACGGATTTAAAATGCACAAAATGCAATTCCACGGCTACGCAATTCAAAATCGTAAAGAACAAGATCGTACAGGTCTGTTCATGTAAGAATAGAGAATACATCGTTACGGACAACATACTATCCGCATTAGCGTAATAAAGGCATTTAAAAGGATTTTGCGTGTCAAATGTAAATGACAGACATTGAAGACAAACCTGTTTTAACCCGATCCGGTCGGCTTTCGAAGAAACCCAATCGTTTAGAGCCTACAGAGGACGTCTGCGATGACGATTTTTCCGAGGATGAGTATGACACGGATTATAATTCGGAAGATGACGATCTTTGTGAAACTGAAACCGACACAGAGGATGAATATTCAGACAGCGAAGCCGATGATAATGGAAATCTAAAAGGATTCGTTGTCGATGATGATGAGGAATCTGATGAGGAATATCAGGCTTAAAAAAATAGACACAATAATTACCATATGGAAACGGAATTAGGAAATCCCATAGAGTATAGCCCGCAGCTTATAGACGACAAGCCGGCGGATGAACCCGTTCAAGAACAGCAGGATCAACAGTATTACATGCAACCTCCTCCACCCCCTTTTATGTATCCACCCCCACAAATGTCGGATGGACCAAGGGTTCCAGATTTTCTAAATTCTCTGGATAAAGTCGCCTATATAGTTATATTTGTAGCCTTTATTTTAGGCTTCTTCATGGGGAAGACTATGCAGCCAGTTATCCTTCGCCCCGGGTGAAGCGGGTAAAAAATCCTTTACTGGTGTGCTTTCGTCTTCTAAAAGTTTTTCGGATCTTCTAGTAATTGCTGGTCTAACTACTCCATCAGTAACTACTTGAGAAGCTTTATACATTTCGTCATTCAGTGCAGTTATACGTGTTAGCCTAAAATTTTTAGGGTGACCAAAACCAACATACCCAACTTCACGCGGTTCTGCATTCTTTTCATTTTCAGCCTGTTCCACGAGAGCTTTTTCGACACGCTGCTTATATTCGTCTGCTGCCATCGTATTATTAAGAAGGTAGATTTTTTTTAATAATATGATCACATTATGTTTTTAGTTTTTTGAAATATTTACGCCTTAGAAGTAACCTCCTCCTCACCATCATCCTTCGCCTCGGTAATCTCACCATCTTCGGGTTCTTCGGCGATGCTAAGGTCAGCCTCACGCTTCTTTCTACGCTCCTCGATCTCGGCCTTGACAATCTCGTCAGCCTTCTTCACAAGTTCTTCCATGGGAGCATCAGGGGTCTCACTCTTGAGACGCTCGATGACCTCCGCGGGATGACTGATTGGAGCCTCGTCGGGCTTGTTGTAGAATCGAGAGTTTTCATCACCGGGCTTGTTATACGTAGCAGACTCGATCATATCACGCTTACGCTCGTTAAACATCTTAGCAGCCTGTGCCTGGTTCTCCTTGTATCCGGACATCAGCTCCTCGAGCTTTTCGTTCGTGTAATGTGCATCCTCGATCTTAGCGGGGTCCGGTGGGATCAGTAGCCACTTATACATGTCCACCACGTAAATGTCAAACGTGGCATCCTCTTTCTGAAGACGCTTCGCGTGCGAAGCCGCCTCATCACGAGAGTTGAAAGCACCCCGAATTTTGATTCCAAATTGATCGTTCTTTTGCGGACACTCCGGTCCGACGACGCTAAGGCATGCAAAAAGCTGTCCGGGGACGGTCGTATAATCTTGTTCGAGAGACATTATATGATTTTGTATTGCACAAAAACTTTAAGCCATTAAACTTAAGTTGGGTAGATATTTAAAGTTTTTATGCAACTATAAAGTATGGAGGAGTTGCGTCGATTACACAACAACGAGAAGCGGGTACTCATCGAGAGTGTCTGTAAACCGGGAATCAGTGTACTCGATGTCGGATGTGGATTCGGTGGAGATCTTCAAAAATGGTCCAAGATGAAAGTCAATATCAACATGTGTGAACCCAGTGCAGAAGCTTTGGAAGAGGCTAAGCGACGGGCTAAGAATATGAAGATGAGAGTCAACTTTTACCATGGAGACATCCGAACATGTCCAAATCGCAAGTATGACGTGGTGTGCTACAACTTCGCGTTACACTATATTTTTGAGACGCGCGATTTGTTCATGTCAACTCTTCGAGAAATCAAACGACGGGTAAAACCAGGGGGTAAATTCATTGGAATTATACCGGATTCAGAAAAAATTATTTTTAAAACGCCGTATAAGGATGATATGGGCAATTTCTTTCGTATGAAAGCGACGAGTAACGGCGATTTTGGTGAAAAGTTATTTGTACATCTGTGCGACACCCCGTATTATGCAGATGGTCCCAAAGCGGAACCCGTGGCACACAAGGATATGCTCATAACACACCTCGAGAATATGGGTCTAATGATGACAAAGTGGGAGGGTTTAAAAGGAAATCCAATATCAGAGTTGTACAGTAAATTTATATTTACATATAGTAGAGATGATCATAGCAGCATTGATCGCCATTAATATATTGTTATGGTATACAAATCGTAAAGAACCCGTGTTAGAAGAGGTGAAGGAGCGATATCGCACTCTCAGGGAACACCTGAAGAAAACCGATGAACCAAAATTTCGCATGCTACATGACGAGATTCCAATTGTCGCATACAAAGGATCTCTCATGAGAGGTGTCGGGTACAATACAAATAAGGGTCAGGAGATAGGTTTATGTATCGATGGCGAGGTAAACCATGTATTCCATGTGTTACTACACGAACTCGCGCACTGTACCGTGAATGAATATTCGCATAGTGATAATTTTTGGGACAATTACGAAGAACTTCGGAATGAAGCGATAACTATAGGGGTGTACGATAACATAGGTACTTTGACCCCATTTTGTGGTAAGCAGATTGTCGATAAATAATCTAAGTTAATATAAATGTCTAACACAGGCTTACGACAACCTGATTTTTTCCCAGGGATGGATCCCACCAGGTGGAGTCAAACGATAGGCGGATCACTGCTTTTATGGATGTTAGTTATGGTTGGTATGTTTCTCACACGTGCCGAGTGGATGCCATATGAGGCTAATATCGCCCTCGTGACCACGATTCTTCCGTTCTTGGTGTACGTCTTAGCGAATAAAACGATTATAGTAAGTGGGAAGACGAGTCATGTGTTTTTAGCCCTTCTTTTCTCGGGTGGAATCGTGTACGGTTTAACACAGGTGATAGGAGATCTTAAGGATATATTCAAGAATTATGGGAAAAAGGATGCTAAGAAAGCATGGCCTGCACTTCTTACGATATGCTTATCATGGATTCTTATGATCGGACTTATTTCGCGATTAGGACTGATTGATTTCAGTCTTCCGTACGAGACGATTTAAAAATATTTACGAGTGATGTAGAACACGACACCGGCAACCGCGCCAGTAGACGCTAAGCCTACGAGACTACGATTACCCTGAGCATTTAAAAACCTGGGAACCGTATTCGCGAGCTTTTCTTGAATGGGTTTGCTTACAGCAACAGCAGTGGCGAAGACAACAATGAGAGTCTGTAATTGATCGTCGGTGAGATCGAAAGGATTCTTCTTCTTAGGGTCCTCAGTCTTTTGGGCGGCAGCCTGAACCTGGGGCATCATGGCGTTCGCTTGCGCCACTTGAACCGCGCGAGGATCAACCGCCATGAGAGGGGGTTCGAGAGAAGTGCCTTCTTGGGGTCCACCTAAAACATCGCTGATAGGAGTAGAGTCCATGTCGTCTTTATAATCGTGTATATTTTTTTCTTCCTTGATTTCTGGCGCATACGTGTTAGATCGAGCTTCCGGTACGAATGCGTTGGATCGATTATCCATATCTATAGGAACCATGCCATCAGAACTTTCTGATAAATTCATCGTATAAATATCGGTCGACATGTATAACTATATTTGAGTTTTTAAGAATCGCTTTTTTTATGCACGTACTGGTGCATAAAAAAAGAGATATCCAGTACGGGGCTCGAACCCGTGACATCGGCGTTGCCTCTATGACATTGAAGTCATTTTATATACGTTTTTGTATAAGCACCGCGCTCTAACCAACTGAGCTAACTGGATTCTATATTAGTTTGTCGCCATACCTTTAAGTGTATAAAGATATGGTGAGTAGTATATCAAATGATAAACCCTGATACACAAAACCAGGAATACTACGAAGACTATCTTGATCAACATCTTAGAACTATGGAATCACAACTGCAAAGACAACATAATCCGAATACATTCCGTGAGGACATAAACAAAATGGTCGCTGACATTTGGGCTGCGTTAGGATCTGGTCATAGTGAACGCGTGTACCACAATGCTCTAGAAGTGAGTCTCCGGGAAATGAACATTCCATATGAATCCGAGCGACATGTACCCATTTATTACAAACATCACGTGGTGGGTATGGCGCGTGCTGATATTATCGTGCAAAGAAGTACAATTCTGGAGCTTAAAACTGTAAAAAGTCTCAATGATGTCATGATCGCACAAGCTAAAAAGTACCTGACACAACTTAACCTAACATCTGCGTATCTGATTAACTTTCCACCGGGTGAAGGTGTGCAGCCACAAATAGCAGAAGTTACACTGTCGGAATAAATTCCCATTGAAGATCCCGACAGATTGCTTTCCAAATAACGTCTTGTTGGTGAAGCTTTTCTTTGGATTTCAGAAGAGGGAAATATTGGAGGTAAGAATCTTCGGATAGCAACTCACAAAATTTAAAAAGCACATACGAATAACTCAAAAAGTTCTTTCGATCGGATGGACAATTATCGTCAAACGGTTTCTGAATATCTCGAAACATCATTCGTAATTGTTCTTCGAGCTGCTGCGGCATTTTAGGGGGTGAGATGCCACTCAGTATATTAGTAATAAACGGTACGTGCTCATAGAACTTGTTCAGTTTGAGCTTTTTGAGTAATGAGCGAACCCTTGCGTGTGTAATCTCAGTTACGGATTTAATCTTGATCTTCTTAAATTCATTCCTTAACTGATCAATAACTTCTGGTGGAATTGTCGTCATTTCTTGTGCCTGGAACTGAGAGAGCCATTCGTTAAAGTGGTTGTCTCGTTTGTACGAATAATTAATGACCTTGGCTGATGTCTCTTGCTCTTCCTTATATGTGAGTTCCTCGCTTATCAACACGTCTAGTACTACACCACACGAATCACATACCACCTCACTTGTATCGCTAAAATGAAACACATTACTATCCGGGCACCGTGAACATCTATCTATGAGTTTACGTTCTATGGGCCGATCTATATTCTTCCGTTCAACATTTACCAGGTATTCGACGTAAATATCCTTCTTTTGTTTACCCGCAGTTTCCCTGCAGTTAAATATATTATCGGTGGTTACTTCTCCTCCCGTATCGTCTACATACTGTCGCACGTATGGTATACATCGAGCGATATAATCCGATAATTCCTGCTCATATTCACGTTTATTGACCGGATCACTTTTTATTTTATTTGTTAATTCTTCAACACGATTGTTATACCTGCTTAAAAAATTACCCTCCATTAACGTTAATGAAAGTACTACACAAGTTTTTAATTAACGTAATCTACGGGATAAAAAAGGTGATGCATTTTATTTTCGCTAAACGTGATTACACAATCGATGATATTTACATCGAATACTTTGTCGATCACTCGAAAGATTTTTCGGTTGAAACAATGGAGCACCCTCTTTGGGTGCGTCAAAGTTACGAAATTGAACCCACTACGGATTCGTACGTGATTGACGAAAAGGATCTCGAACGCGTTGGTCTTTCTATTGGCGACCCCATCCCCACACCACCGGAAGCGGTGACAAAGATTCTAATCCGAATCAGCTATTGGCACGGTAATCGTATGTATAAGTTTTTGACCTATAACAACGAGTACACATGGCCTCCCAAAAAAGCGAATACTATGTCGTTCCATATTCCCTTAACAAGCGCACAATTACTGGATTGTGATGACAAACCAGTAAAGGACGTTCTTGAAAAAATTCGACGATATGCGGGTCCGAACTCGGATTTTTATGGTGAAAAGGTGATGATTAAGGATATGTTATTTTATAACGAAGATAGACTGAAAAATGAAGTCCCTCGTATCAAACTGAAAAACTGTTTCGGAATGATGAAAACAGTTGACACATTGACCGGTCTTATGACTGATCTTCGTTTACCTTAGTCGCGAGGTAGAACTTCAAGTCACCCAAGTTTGCTACATTGTATCGCAGAATCAAGAAGCGATTTTGTTCTTCTTGCATGATTTGCACGGTTGAACACATAGACGTTGCCTTTGTAAATATGTTCATGTATTTAAGTGAGTACGTACCAGACATCATAGGACATTCCTCTACACACTGAATCTCCGTCTCCTGATTAGCAAAATCCCCCTTGCATACGAGTCGTAAAGCGTTTCCACCCCTGTGGATTTCTAATTCTTCTCCTATGTTAGACATATCCCTACAGATTCTCTGGAAGTCAATAGATGGTATAGGTGTGTTCACCATCATATGCATTTCCGGAACTTCGATTTGATTTTCGTTAATATCAAGAAGCTTCAATTCAAACTTCGTGGAAGTCTTTTTTTGTTCACTATGAATCTCGATGTTCATATGCTCCTTCGATTTAACGGACATTATCAAAATATCATTTACGGTAATCGTTTTAAGAAGTTTGTGCATGTTTGTCATGTTGACCCCGCAGTCGATTTCTTCCGCACATTCGTACTCTTCGAAGTTCTCGGCTGGGAGGTGCATGTCTATGAGTGAAGTTCGAGCCGTATCGAGAGTGACGATGTACATACCATCGGGCTTAAAATAGATGTTCACATCGTTCAATATATCTTTAAGGACCTCAAACG